AAACAAAAGTATCAAATTAGTCTTACTATACTACATAACGATCAACTATTAGGTAGATTGCTGGAAGAAAAAGCTTTTGTAATTGAAAGAGTAAAATTATATAAAAAACGCGATAATCTTTTTAAGGCTCAACTTTTTACTGCGAAGTTGGGTGAGGTAGAAAATAAATTAATTTTTGTAAAAAAACAATTAGAAAAAAATTTAACTTTAGCTAAATATGTTAAAGTCTGGGACTAAAAATATGAATCTTAAAGAATTGAACTATAATAAACAACAGAAACTTAACCATTTAATGGAAAATCGTTTCGGAGTAAAAATTAATTATTCTGCTTTAAGCGTACCAAAAGCAGAAAGATTAAGTGAACGTATTTCTGAACAACTTAATCTTATGCGTAAACAATATGGTTCTACTAAGATGGAACGCAATCCAAAATATATGGAGATGTTGATAGTAAAAGAAAGTTTAGAAAATTGGCTTAATACTAGAACAAATCTATTAGAGGGTGAATTAGAAACTGCCGAAGTTGTTTTAGCTGCTAAAGATATGGTTGATAGTATTCAAAATATGCTAGAAGATGCCAGCAAAATGCTTAATGAACAACTTCCTCCTTTAGTTGATACAATTAGAGATCAATTAGGCGCAGATCGTGCAGAATCATATAAAGGTATGACAGCATCAGCACTACAAACCTTAATTGACAATCTTAATACAGCAAGATCCAGTTTAGATAATGGGGCAAGAAGTTTAGCGGGCGAAGAATCGGCGGCTGCAGGATCAATGCCTGCTGTAATACCTCCAGAAACAGATATGGATCTAGATATAGATGCCGCCGATGAGGTGTTAAAAGCAGAACCTGCCATGGGCGGTGATAAACCCATGGGACGTGAGAAACGCTAATGCGTTTTAGTGAATTTGCTAGTCGTATTGTAGAAGATGATAGTGCAGATAATAATCTTATAAATGTACTATCATTAATACAATATAGAATAGATAAAGAAAATTTCAGCCCAGACTACAGTACGGAAACTATCTTAAATCTTGTACGTAATTCAGGCTCCTCTAGTTTTAGCTATGGCGATTTAATCAAAGCCTACGAAGATAATCCTGCAGTACAAAATTTAATTTCAAAACCTGACAAAAACCGTACCGAATTTATTCCAATTTCTCAAGAACTCTCAGATCAGGATAAAGATAGCAGTGAACTTGATCTCGAACAACCAATGGATCAACTTGACACAGCAATGGATGCTCCTGATTCGGCTCTAGATGCTAATATGTCTCCATCTATTAACAGTAACGGCGGCCCACAAGCACCAACTGGAGATAGAGATACAGTTAGATCTATGGCAAAAAAAGCGTTGAGTAGAAGAAAATAATTTTCTAAAAAAAAAATAAAAAATTATGTGAGGCATAATTATTATTTTTCTTCAACATCACTTCAAATTTAAATATATCCATTAAGCGAGCAAAAAAAATGGCCTACAGTGATAAAGTGATAGATCACTATGAAAATCCCAGAAATATCGGTTCATTTGCCAAAGATGATCCAACTGTCGGCACTGGTATGGTAGGTGCCCCGGCATGCGGAGATGTTCTTAAATTACAGATTAAGGTCAATGAACAAGGTATTATTGAAGATGCTAAATTTAAGACCTATGGGTGTGGGAGTGCTATAGCAAGTAGTTCATTGGTCACTGAACTAATTAAAGGCAAAACATTAGATCAGGCTGCACAAATAAAAAATACCGACATAGCACAAGAACTAGCCTTACCCCCAGTCAAAATACATTGTTCTATTTTAGCAGAAGATGCTATTCAGGCAGCAATAAAAAATTATAAAGATAAACACATCAATGATTAAACAAATTAGATATTGGCCCGATCCGATTTTATTGGAACCAACTGAACCATGGAATTTTAATCAACCACAGTTAGATTATGAAACTTTAGAAAAGAACTTAACAGATACTCTATTATCACAAAAAGCTTTAGGTTTGGCTGCAAATCAGATTGGATACAAATTTGCTGTCCTAGCCATCAGTCTGCAACAAGATTCTAAGATAGTAATTATGTACAATCCAGAATTTATTGACATTTCACCCGATGTAATCATTGACCATGAAGGCTGCTTAAGTTTTCCTAATACAAGATTAGATATCCCGAGATTTAATTCAGTGACTGTAAAATGGTATGATAGAGATCAAACACAATATTCAAATACATTTACCGATTTAGATGCAAGATGTTTACAGCATGAAATTGATCATTTAAATGGAAAAACTTTTAAAGACTATACAAGTGATTTGCGATTCCGTAGAGCATGGAAAAAATCATGATTGATTTATCTGATACTGCAGCAGCTAAAATTAAAGAAAAAATCAGTAAACGCGGCAAAGGATTGGGTCTGCGTATAGGAGTTAAAACTACAGGTTGCTCTGGACTTGCATATGTGTTAGAATATGTGGATGCTGCTACAAGTAACGATATTCAATATAAATCTAAAGATGTTGTAATGTTTGTCGATCCTAAGCATCTTCCTTATATAGATAATCTTGTAGTAGACTATAAAAAACAGGGTTTGAACGAGGGTTTTGAATTTACAAACCCTAATGAGCAATCAAAATGTGGTTGTGGTCAAAGTTTTACAGTTAAATGATTACAGAAAAATTTTTATATTCTTCACTTTCACGAAATAGTGTTGGTGGTAAAAGACACTATGTTTTACCAGATGGTTCTAATGTACCCAGTGTAACAACTATTTTAGATGTTACAAAACCTCAGGAAAAGAAATTAGCCCTGTTGAATTGGAAACGTTCAGTAGGAGAACAAAAAGCGCAGGAGATTGTTACTGAGGCCAGTGGTCGTGGCACAAGAATGCATAAATGGTTGGAAAATTATATCAAATCTGATAGCTTAGGACAATTTGGAACTAATCCCTACAGTAAACAAAGTTACGAAATGGCACAGGCAGTTATTGATCAAGGTTTAAAATATAATGTTCAGGAATATTATGCTACCGAGGCAAGTTTATTTTATTCTGGACTGTATGCAGGTACAACAGATTGCATCGCAAATTGGAAGGGAAATTTAGCTATTTTAGACTTCAAACAGACTAATAAACCTAAAAAAAGAGCCTGGATTGACGATTATTTTCTACAGTTGGCCGCTTATGCACTAGCACACAATAATATGTTTAATACCGATATAAATCACGCCGTCATTCTTATGTGCAGTAAAGATTTAGAATATCAGGAGTTTGAACTATCTGGTCAAGATTTTAAATATTTCTCTAACTTGTGGTTTGACCGATTAGAACAGTTCTATGCGCTAAATACACAATAACGAGGGTATCGCAGTGGCTATTTTACAAATATCTCAAATTAAACATAGACGAGGTCTTAATACTGATTTACCTCAATTAGGCAGTGCAGAATTAGGGTGGAGCATTGATACTAGACAATTATATATTGGCAATGGTACTTTAGCCGAGGGTGCCCCTGAAATTGGTAATACCGAAATTCTTACAGAGTACAGTAATATTCCCGGAGTTACAGGGTACAGTCAAATTTTACAAAATGATACCGCTAATGCTAACGTTGTTAGTATGCTATTTGATACTAGTAATCCCGGAGTTTCTCTTAACTATCATTTAATAAGAGATTCTAATGTTAGAGTAGGAACACTAAGAATAAGTCAATATCTTACCAATCTCAGTTGGGATGAAGAATATACCGAAACTGCTAATGTAGGTGTTCGATTCACCTGTATTACAGTGGATAGTCAATATACTCAGGTACAAGCAACAACATCTAACTTGGGCAGTAATGCTACGTTACGCTATACAATAAACTCAATTACAATATAATATACTACAATGTGGACGTATTTTCCCAGCGAACGACTTCGCTGTTGGCAAAATTTTAGGTTATCTTTAAACAAAGTTGATTTACTATCTGCTATGCAAGAAACTAACCATCTTTGGAGCTTTTGCCCCTATCAAAAATATTATTTGACGGTGGATCAAGTTGATTTCTGGCCAGATCCATGGGAGTTACTTTACGAAAATACCTATTGCGATCTTGCAAGAGCCTTGGGCATAGTTTATACTTTATACTTAACTGAACATCGCCCCGATTTGGAAATACGAGTATATAATGAACCTATAACCAAGACACAATATAATTTAGTGTTTATTGACAAGGGAAAATATGTTCTTAATTACGAGCACGACAAAATAGTAAATAAAAAACACGTTGACCCGTCATTGAAATTAATTAAAAAAATTACAACTGCGGATTTAAAATTAGATAGAATACAATAGGAAATTCAATGAGCAATATATATGTAACAAAAAGAGATGGTAGTAATGAACCGCTAGATTTAGAGAAATTACATCGAGTTGTTTTTTGGGCAACCAAAGATATTACTGGTGTAAGTGCAAGTGAATTAGAACTACGCAGCCATATACAGTTTTATTCGGGAATTAGAACCAGTGATATTCAAGAAACTTTAATTAAAAGTGCAGCAGATCTTATCAGTGAAGATACACCAAATTATCAATATGTTGCAGGCAGGCTAATTAACTATCATCTACGTAAACAAGTATACGGCACCTATGAACCCTGCACTGTAATAGAATTAGTTAAAAAAAACTGTGCACGTGGATTTTACGATCAGGCACTATTAGATGCCTACAACGAATCAGAATGGAATCAAATCAATGGTGTTATTAATCACGAACGCGATGAACATTTTACTTATGTGGCCATGGAACAATGGCGTGGGAAGTATTTGGTGCAAAATCGTGTTACAGGAGAGATCTACGAAACACCACAAATGGCCTATATTCTAATTGCAGCAACACTATTTCAAAACTATCCTAAAGAAACTCGACTAACTTGGATCAAGGATTATTATAATGCTATATCTAATCACGATATTAGTCTCCCTACTCCCATTATGGCTGGTGTACGTACACCGCAAAAACAATTTTCGTCGTGCGTCCTCATCGAGACTGATGATAGCCTTAATAGCATTAATGCCACTGCTGGTAGTATTGTACGCTACGTCAGCCAAAAAGCTGGCATTGGAATCGGGGCTGGTCGTATTAGAGCGTTAGGTAGTCCTATTCGTAATGGTGATGCTTACCACACTGGTGTGATTCCTTTTTATAAACACTTCCAAAGTGCTACACGTAGTTGTAGTCAAGGTGGTGTTCGTAATGGTGCAGCCACACTGTACTATCCTATTTGGCACTTAGAAATCGAAGACCTTCTTGTATTAAAAAATAACAAAGGCACTGAAGATAATCGTGTGCGTCATATGGACTATGGTGTACAGTTTAATAAGCTAATGTATGAACGATTAGTTACTGGTGGAGATATAACTTGTTTTAGTCCTCATGAAGTTCCAGAAATGTACGAAGCATTTTTTAATGATCAGGATCGTTTCCGTGAACTTTATGAACGTGCTGAACGAAATACTAAACTTCGTAAAAAAACTTATAAAGCAATTGACTTGTTTAGTCGCTTCGTACAAGAACGTAAAGACACCGGTAGAGTCTATTTACAAAATGTTGATCATGCAAATACTCACAGTCCATTTAAAGAAAAGATTGCTCCTATCAAAATGAGTAATCTTTGCTGTGAGATCGATCTGCCCACTGTGCCTTTAGATGACCTAAATGACCCCGACGGTCGTATTGCACTTTGTACACTTAGCGCAACCAATTGGGGCAATGTAAAATCTCCTAAAGACTTTGAACGTATGTGTACGCTAGCGGTTCGTGGACTAGATGCACTGTTAAGTTATCAACACTATCCAGTTTTGGCTGCACGATATGCTACAGAGGAATTTAGACCTCTAGGCATTGGTATTATAAATTTTGCATATTTTCTAGCAAAACACGATGTCAGTTACAGTGATCCACATGCTCTAGAACTAGTTGATGAATATGCTGAGGCGTGGAGTTATTATCTTATTAAAGCCAGCGTAGAATTAGCCAAGGAACAAGGCCCTTGCACACGTTGGAAAGATTTAAAGTCTGCGGATGGTATTTTGCCAATTGATACACGTAAGCCGGAAGTTGATGAATTAGTTCCACATTGTGAACGCATGGATTGGGAAGCATTAAGACTAGATGCTATGCGTTATGGACAACGTAATGCAACATTAATGGCCTTGATGCCTGCAGAAACATCCGCACAGATTAGTAATAGTACTAATGGTATAGAACCACCAAGAAGTTATGTATCAGTGAAACAAAGCAAACACGGTGTACTAAAACAAGTGGTTCCTGAATTTCGTAAACTAAAAAACAAATATGAATTGTTATGGGACCAACGCAGTCCTGAGGGTTATTTAAAATTGTGTGCTGTATTGCAAAAGTATATTGATCAAGGCATTAGCGTTAATACTTCTTATAATCCACACTACTATGATGATGAAAAGATTCCTATGAGTGAAATGATTGGACATCTACTGATGTGCTATAAGTATGGTACTAAACAACTATATTATTTTAACACTATGGATGGCCAAGGCGAAATTGATGTTGAGAAACTGGCAGAAACTAAAACAGTTGAATTACCGGTTGATGTAGAAGATTGTGATTCGTGTGTGATATAAGGAGTAATAATGAGTGTATTTAATCTAAATAATAAAAAGAAACATACCGATGCATTTGCATTTTTAGACTCTGCAGGCCCAGTTAATATTCAACGATACGAAACTTTAAAGTATCGTCAATTTGATAAACTAACCGATAAACAATTAGGATTCTTTTGGCGTCCTGAAGAGGTAGATTTGCTTCGTGATGCAAAGGATTTTAAAGAACTAACTGCTTTTGAAAAACATATTTTCACCAGCAATCTAAAGAGACAGATTCTATTAGACAGTGTACAAGGCCGAAGTCCCAATCTTGCTTTTTTGCCTTTGGCCACCATACCTGAATTAGAAACATGGATCGAGACTTGGGCATTTAACGAAACTATTCACAGTCGCAGCTATACTCATATTATAAGAAATGTTTATTCCGACCCCAGTGAAATTTTTGATCAGCTGTTAGAAATTGAACCCATTGTTAATTGTGCACAGGACATCAGTAGATATTATGATGATGTAATTGAATACGGTACTTGGTATAGACTGCTAGGCGAAGGCAATCATACAATCAACGGCAAGTCAATTACTGTTGACAAATATGAACTAAAGAAAAAACTTTGGTTAGCAATTAACAGTGTGAATGCTCTAGAAGGTATTCGATTCTATGTAAGTTTTGCCTGTAGTTGGGCCTTTGCAGAACTAAAGAAAATGGAAGGCAATGCAAAGACTATCAAGTTAATCGCACGTGATGAAAATATTCATCTAGGTAGTACACAAATGATGATAAAACTACTACCACAAGATGATCCGGATTTCGCACGTCTTAAAGAAGAGACGAAAGCAGAATGCGAACAAATGTTTTTACAAGCTGCACAACAAGAAAAGGAATGGGCCAAGTATCTTTTCAAAGATGGCAGCATGATAGGTTTAAATACACAACTATTGTGCGATTATGTTGATTGGTTAACCTGTAAGAGAATGACCGCAGTAGGATTAAATTGTGGAATGAAACCAGGCAGTAATCCTCTACCATGGACTGCTAAATGGATTGCTGGTGCAGAAGTTCAGGTGGCTCCCCAGCAAACGCAAATAAGTTCTTATGTCATTGGTGGAACGAAACAAGATGTAGATAATAATACATTTAAAGGTTTTGTTCTTTGACCCAAACCATGACGTGGGCAATTCCTTCTAAAATTAATAATGACATTATGGCATTTGCTAAACATTTAGATTGTAGATGGATCGGTGCAGTCAACGTGAATTCACAATCTGCATATGATTATAATGATTGTCATAATAGTGTGAGAAATTATGTTTCAATATATGGCGGACATCAAATATTATGTTTTTATTTTGTTGAAGGTTTTAATGATCTACAGGCCATTAAACACAGTATTTGGCACAATGGAACAGAATACATAGATATAATGCCATATAAAGATAGTAGAGAATATAATATTATAGGTGTGATTGATAAACATTCACATAATAATGTCTTATCTAACTATTATTTTCAGTCTCTTGTTAAATATCAAGAGGAGATTGAGATTATGTATTATGTGTACCAATTAATTGATCCGAGAAATAATTTGCCATTTTATATCGGCAAAGGACAAGGTAATAGAGCGCAAACTCATTTATTTGAATCTGCAAAAGTTCAAAATCTATACAAAGACAATAAAATTCGTGCTATACGAAATGAAGGTCTGGAACCAAAAATAGAATATATAGCAGAGAATATAATAGACGAACAACTAGCATATAAAATCGAAAGGGAAATGATAAAACACTATGGTAGAAAGGGATACGAAGATTTCGGAATCTTAACCAATGTGTGCGAAGATAACCGACCACCTAATCATAAGGGCAAAAATTATGAAGAAATTTACGGGCCTGCTAAAGCACAGCAACAGAGGCAACTGCGATCAGAATTACAAAAGCAACGTGGTGGTTACGGTCCTAAACAACATACTCTAGAAACAAGGAAAAAATTAAGTGAACTGACCTCGGGCGTTAATAATCCAATGTTTGGTCGAAAACAAAAAGATTCGACTAAAAAACTAATTGCCGACAAAGCAAAATTAAGAACAGGACAATTAAATAAAAATAGTAAACAATATAAATTAACCTCCCCAGATGGCAAAGAATATATATTATGGGGCAATGAAGCAGTTATTTTTTGTAAACAACATGATCTTAGTTGGAGTACTTTGAAATTGCAAATACAAAAAGCCCAATGGGGAATACCAAAAAAAGGTAAAACGAAAGGGTGGAAACTAGATGTTAATGATTAAATTAGGAAACGTATAATGTTAACTGTGTATTCAAAAGCAAATTGTGCATTTTGTGTTCAAGCAAAAAATTATCTTAAACAAAAAAATATAGATTTCGACGAAGTCAGAATCGACGAAGATTCTAAAGCGAAGGAGTTCATATTGGGAGAAGGACATAGAACTGTGCCTCAAATTTACTATAATGGTCAATTGTTTGTCGAGGGCGGTTTTCAAGGACTAGTTAAATTAACTGAAGAACAAATCAAGGAGAAGTTAAATGTTAATTCAAAAAAATTTGCCTGAAGGCGAAATCTATAGTTTTAAATTAGTGAATGGTGATGAAATTGTTTCTAAATTAATTCAACAAGAAGATAATAAATTTATTCTTAGCAAACCGCTCACTGTTGTGCCCAGTGCCCAAGGTATAGGTCTGCTACAAAGTCTGTTTTGCGGGGATATAAATAATAATAATATGGAACTTTTACGTGAACATGTTCTACTTTATGCACCAGTGGTAAAAGAGATGCAGGATCACTATCTTTCTACCACTACTGGCATTAAAACTGTTAGTAAGGGCTCGATAGTCATTTAAGGAGCAGTATGGCAGGCGGAATAGCAAGAGCAGGAGATATATTTGGACCAGGAGGTGTATTAACTGCACCGGTAAGTAATAATATCTTTGTAAATGGAAGACCTGCAGCGATTAATGGTGTAAAATATACTCCTCATCCCTGCTGCGGCAGGAAAAAATGTCCACCCAGTCATTGTTTTGGTTCGGTGTATGACGTTCCCGCGGGTGTTTATTTTAACGGTACACCAGTGGTCACAGGCAGCGGTATAGGTACCTGTGGACATAAAATAATGACCAAAAGCGAAGATGTGCTGGTAGTTGGTGGCGGATTAGCAGCATCTGCTATAGGACTTATTGCTAGTCGTGTACTTACATCCACCGGGGGAATTAGTTTATAATATGGTTACTGCTTTATCTATAGACTCAATACCCGATATTTACAAGGATATCGAACCTCAGGTTATTACTGGAGTTACACCTTTACAAATTGCATTAATGAACTTTATGGCTACTTGTAGTGAATATGCTTTACAGCCTAACGATGAATTTATTCAAGAAATGAAAAGGTTTTCGGACAGTAAACCATTAACTCCATTAACTGTAGAACAAAATACTGGGTTAGCAAAACAGCCCGATATAATACCAGGACTAACTGGTATTGACTATATTATGCTAGGCGAGGATGTTTTCCTACAACGAATTGCACAGGATTGTGGTCCAGATGAACAGGTAAGATATGAAAATGTACTAGTGGGTAAACGAACTGCCATTGCACAAGGCACATTTGCACATTATGGAAAAATAATATATAGTGGCAAGGTCAGTAACGGAACCAATATCTGGCAACCAGATGGCCCAGGCACAGGAGCCTGATATGCAAGCTGATAATATCTCAGGTTTTTGGCATAATAATCAATGGTTTAGTGATCAACATATATCAGGTGCTCCGAGGCGTTGGAGTTTTGAGCCTTTGTTACCCGCCTATCATATTTGTTATATAACTATAAAAGAATTAGATATACTAAAAAACAAATATGCAAATTTATCTGTGTTAGAAGGGCCATCAAAAATAGGCTATATCGGCGATAGAACCGCAAGTAATCTAATATTCAGTTTAGAAAAGGTCGCTAATGCACCATTATTTTGGCGCAGTGATCCGCAACATGATTTGGCATTATTAATATATCTAACTGATGAACAGGCAAAGGTATTAATAGATCTAGATATTTATAATAGTGATATTGCAGCAAACCCTCACTATGGTCCTGATCACATAATAAGTTATCAAGGCGGTGGGGATGGAAGCGGTGACGGTGGCAGTGCTGGTAGTTGTGGTGTAGGTAGTAGCACAGGTTGTGTCGCTGCCACAGCAGATGGACCTTCTGGTGATTCTGGATTTGTGTATGGTGGGGATTTTGATGCAGGGCCTTTAAAAACAAGAGCCAATAGTGGTGTTTACGCAGGAAGTCTTAGTGCACAGGGCAACATGGTTGCTTTTCAAATGAATAACTCTGGATTAAGAGAAGTTCCTAAAACTGATGACTTTGGTGCTGAACCTAAAATAGGAACCGAATATCAACCATATATATGGGGATATTTTAGACAGTATTGGCAGGATCCTAAACAAACAATTTTTGGAGCTAACACAGCGATCCCAGCATTAACTGGTGTAATGCCAGAAAAGTTTAGTCAGCTAACGTTGCCTTTACAGGGAGATTTAATTTATTACATAGATCTTGCGATTTGTAGATTTATGGGATTTACCAGCAATGGTCCTGCCTTTCCTGATCAATTTTATATGATCAATGCATTTAATCAAATGCTAGGGTGGACCTTAGTCAGTAACGATTATATCAATAGTGTCAATAACGCAGAATCAAGAGACTTAACCTACTATGGATCAAATAATTATACTGATTACATAACTAAGGGATTTGAAGTATTACTGGAAGGTCAATCAGTTCTGCGTATACTAAAAAATATAGGTTTAATAATACAAACTGTGCCTTCGGGGTATTTTGGCACTGCAAATTCAATTGCTAAGATAATAATAGATAATGGATTAGGTTTTGTTGGAGGCCTTTCAACTAATCTAATTGCACAGGGAATCGACTTAGAAGACATTTATAATCCCATTTATACGAGACAGATTGCTAATGAGCTGGGGAAAATTACAGAAGCTAGCGATCTTATACTGTTACAAACAGTATTAGAAACTAAAATTAAAAATTTTTCCAGTCCATTGGATTACCTTAATATCGCTAAGGTGGCAGGAGGTAATAATGATAGTAAATTTACTTCTATGGCAAATTTGGGAATAACACTTTATAATTTGGCTCCTGCCCTAACTTTTCGAACAGGTGAAATACTGGCTTCTACACTGGAAAGATTACGTAAAGATGGTGCAACTGGTTTGGCCAATATCAAAGGTTCTGGCAGTAGTTTAAATTCCGATATTACTAACAGTATGCGATCATTTTTGCCTCAGACTGCTGATAATCAAACAATTTCTATATTAAATGTTATAGGAACAGCATCCGGTTATTTACTGAGTTATCTAAAAAAGGTAAATGATGGGTTAGCAGCACTTTATGCAACTAGTTACGGACCTAGAATAAGAGAAGCTTTTGAACTTATTAATAGAGCCTATGCAGAAATTGCTCTAACCCAAGCAGAAATTACTGCTGCTAGTAATAATGCAAACTATTGGGTGCAATTACAGGAGCTAAGGAAAAATCAGTATTATGCACTTATAAATGAAATAATAGCTGATAGATCCGACAATATTTCATTTTTAGTAAATCTTATTAATACTAACTACGATATTCTCTGCCAGCAAATATATTTTGAAATAAACAATTTTAACAAAGCTAATCCCACAATAGATAGTTTTGGTGATAATACTCAACTATTTAATTTTGTACAATCAATGCCATATTATGGAGCAGATCCCAATAGTATTGGTACAGATGCACTGTTATATGGCTGTGCGGCCAATAATCAAGGTGGAGACCTAGTTCGTGCTATTTTAGCCAGCGCAAAAAATAATCAGCTATTGGGCGAAGCCGGTATTAGTTTTAGAGAAATCTAGTCAATTTGATTGCTTTCAATTAAGCAGTCTGTTAATATTAAATCGTAATGGGGAGAAAGAGTTGAATACTAAAATAATCAATCAAACCATTGGGTTAATTACTACAGTATTAGTAATTTTGTTGGCTGTATATGGATGTGTTTTCGCAGGAAAACAATATTTTAATTACAAGATTGATTCTTTAAAGAATGAAAAAGTTAAATTGAGTAATTTTACACCAACCACTCAAACAAGATTAAAAGAATTGGATTGTTTAGCAACAAATATCTATTATGAAGCAGGGAATCAAAGTTTTGAAGGTAAAGTTGCTGTAGCGCAGGTTACTTTAAACCGTGTGGCAGATGGAAGATTTGGTAAAACAATCTGCGAAGTTGTTTATGCTAAAAGTATTGTACACGGCAAGATTTTATGCCAATTTAGTTGGGTATGCGAAAATAAACGACGACCTAATCCAGTGCATTTACCACAATATCAAGAAAGTATGGAAGTGGCTAAAAAAGTCTTACTAGAACATTTTAGATTACCTTCATTAACTAATAGTCTGTACTTTCATGCAGATTATGTTCGACCAGGTTGGCGTAAAGAGAGACTTTTAAAAATTGGTAGACATATTTTTTACAAGGGATAATCATGAAATTTGATCTAACTGCAATTATTTTCAATATTAAGAATTTTTTCCTAGAGCATTTGAAAAAAGTAACTGCTGATACATTGGGCTGGCTTACTGCCATTGTTTTACATTGTGCGACTCTGCCCAGTCTTTTGGCCATAATCAGCGGATTAAGTGATCGTATGCCAGAATTAGAAATGGTTTTATTTGTTTGGACAGGACTGAGTTTATTATTTGCAAGAGCAATTATTTTACGTGATAGGTTAAATACTGTTACAATTGGCACTGGATTTATCGGTCAGGCAGTGCTTTTGGCACTTATTATGTTTAAATAAAATGAATTATTTTGAACTTAAACTTCAACTGAAAACACTCTACGATAAATTTGAATTTCAAGAATTAACTTATAAACAAATTGTTAATAAAATTAGTTCAATAATTCCTTTCCAAGAATGTAAAATTTTTGGTTTAGAAACTATAAGTTTAGATAACAATAATTTTACAGTAACTGGCTGTTATTATGCTGAGGATGATGTCAATGGAAATATACCCATAACTATTGAAATATTATTTCCAAAAAATAAAATTTTCTATGAGTTAAGTGACGATGATTTGACAAGAGATCAATGGTATTCATTAGTCTATGATGTTGTCACTGTACTAGGGCATGAGTTTGTACATCTGCATCAGGCCAGACGTAGACATTTTTCGCCTGGGAAAAACTACAAAAGCACTAACAAAAATCCTGCCCTGCGTGAACATCAAGAGTATTTAGGTTTACCAGATGAAATAGATGCTTATGGTTTTACAGCAGCAGCACAGATGGCCTTGGTTTTACCACACCAAGTTCCTTTTAAGAAAACCTCTGTATATGATTGGTATAAAAAGGTCTTTGGATCAAATAATCCCGTCTTAGATAGATTAGAAAAAAGAACTATGCGACACTACAACTTACTAAGAAAACAATATTATGAAACAAACCGAAAATGAAGATCTTTTACAACATCTTAGCGAATTAAATGACGGCGATTTTGTTTTTATAATAAACGAAGAAGGAGATTTAAAAAGTTTGTTAATACCAGAAGATTGTTACTTAGAAAATAACAGATTACCATCTAATCTGCAAAAAATACTAAAAATATTTGGCATTAAAAAAATTCATCATAACACTTTACACTAGGATACTAAATGAAAATTAGTTTTTCTCCATTAAACCACTACTCAAATATTACCTACAAAATTAAATGGAATTTAGATACTACAGCAAAAATTAAAAATAATGTCGAAAGTTTAAATGATTTCCGCGAAGCACGAACTCTAATTAATAAGATTAAACGACGATTACCCAATCGTTGAAATAGGCACTTAATTTTTCCTTTTTTATAAAATAAATATACTATTATGATTTTTGCCTATTTCGTTTTGGGTGTTGCACTCACTATCAGTGCAATAGCTGCTTATTATAGTATTGTTGGTCTTGCGGCAATATTTGCTGCTGCTACATTTCCTATTATTATCATGGGAGCAAGTTTAGAAATTGGAAAACTTACTGCTGCTACATGGTTAAAGCTTAATTGGCGTCGCGCAAACCTTAGCTATAAATTATATCTTGTTCCTGCAGTTGCATTTTTGATGTTTCTTACTAGCATGGGAATTTTCGGATTCCTTAGTAAGGCACATCTGGATCAAGGTGCAGCTAGCGAAGAATCCACTGCACAAATTTCTAGATTATCCGCTGAAATTCTAAGAAGACAGGATATTATAACTCGTGCTGATGAAAAAATTAAAAGTTTAGAAAGCAGTGGTACCGGAGCAGATGCACAAATACAAAGTCAAATTGATCGTGAACAAACAAGAATTGATGCTGCCTACAAAAGAATAGAACCTGCCATTGTAGAACAACAAAATATTATAGACACAACAATTAAACTCTATACCGATCAACTACAAAAAATAGATGGTGACCTAAATAAACTACAACAACATTTAGATAAAAACGATATTCTACAAGCTCAGGCTCAGGTTGGAGTACAGCCCGACGGTAAAATCGGTCCTAGAACAAGTCAAGCTATTAAAGATTATAGAGATAGATTACAATTACAACGACAAGAAATAGCAAAACAGATTGAACAAAGTAACAGTAATCAGCGAGTCCAAGAAGCAAGACGCGAAATACAACGTCTAAGAACCACAGCCGAAAATCAAATTTCTGAAAGTAATCAGTTAATTAATAGATTACGCAGTCAAGTAGGTAAAGGTCCGGCCAGTAATATAGATGCCTTAGTTGATGAACAACAGCAAAGAATTAAAATAGCAAATAATGAATTAGAAGAATTAATTGAGCAAAAATACAAGATAGAATCTGAGTATAGAAAATTAGAAGCGGAAGTAGGACCTGTAAAATATATTGCCGAGTTAATTTACGGTGAAAATACTGATAAGGCCCTATTAGAACAAGCAGTAAGATGGGTAATTATTCTTATCGTGGCAGTATTTGATCCATTGGCGTTAGTTCTATTATTGGCAGCACAACAAAGTATTAAATGGGCACTAGAAGAAAAAAAACTAATTAAGGATATTGTATCTGATCAAAATATAGAACCTAATACCTTAGATCGAGCAGCAATCCAAGAACCTCACATAAATTTGCCTGTTACAGAAAACACAGATCTGGGCAGTTGTACAATCTGTCATAGTGACTTAGTGAATGCTGGGGTTATAGGCGTAATCTGTAGTAATAGTAATTGTACTAGTTATAGTCTATCATTAATTGATATAGATGACACTAAAAATGCTGTAATTACCGCAGATTCTACAACCAGTTTGGATAAAATTCAAGAAGTATTACTGGTTAAACCAAATGATATAAATGTATCTGCTGTCGAATCTCCCCACGATACAACTAATAGTGCCAAGGTATTAGAAGCTAAACGTGCATTTAAAGCGCCTAGTGTAGCTATTCCAGAAACCAGAAATGTAAGAAGAAAATTATCTGCAGAGCCTGATAATTCGGTAAATAAATCTGCTAGTACAGGTTTTGGAACTAGTTTTCCTCAGTTTCCTAACCAAGATGATATATTTTTAAGGGTAGATTTAAGTCCTAACAGACTCTATAAATTTAATAACAGCAAATGGATAGAAATAGATAAATCCCCAGATGAGCATATATCGGATGAAGAATATTTAGAAAATCTCATGCAAAAAATAGACGATCAATATATAGAGTTTCTAATTGACAAAGTTAAGACAGGTGAGTGTCAATTAGAAGATTTAACTTCTATAGAACAGGAAAAAATTATCAATAAGTTGCATAACAATGACAAAACCTAAAATATCAATATTATTACCCACTCGTAAAAGAACAGATCTAGTTGTTAAAAGTATAGGAAGTTTGTTAGCAAATGCTGCGAATACTGCTGACATAGAAATTCTTATTGCCTATGATGATGATGATAATGAAAGTAAAGATTTTTTTGCTACAGTTTGGCCTGCATTTATTCAACAAACGGCAGCTACTACGAGAGTATTCGAACTCGAACGTTATGGTTATCTACGACTATACAAATACGTAAATTTTCTAGCTGATCAAGCCAGTGGCGATTGGCTTATGTTTTGGAATGATGATGCCTTAATGGCAACAGAAAATTGGGATACCAAGATAATCGAAAAAACAGGATGGTTTGGTCTATTAAGAATGCCTTGCATTAATATGAATCATCCATTTGCATTATTTCCTATTATTCCCAATTCCTGGCTAAAGTTATTTGGTAAGATAAGTCCAGTAAATCACAGTGATTGGTGGATTTATCATGTAACTAATTCTGCACAACGAATGCAAAATATAGATGTTCTAGTATATCATGACAGAGCAGATGTTACCGGCAACAATAACGATCAGACATTTGCCGAGCAAAGCTATGCAGCAGATGGTAAAGATCCCAATAACCCAGAAGATTATAGTAATCCAGAACGACTCAAAGAACTTAATGAATGGATTTTAAAATTAAAAAATTATATAGAAAATAATGAGTAATCTAATAGAAGACATAAGAACTTATTGGAACAAAAGACCCTGTAATCTAAGACATGGTACTGCGAAAATCGGATCAAAAGAATATTTTGATCAGGTAGAACAACGACGCTACATGATAGAACCACATGGGTTTTTATTTGCTGATTTCCCTAACTGGAAAAATAAAAAGGTATTAGAAATCGGTTGTGGTATAGGCACAGATGCTATTAACTTTGTACGAGCAGGTGCAGATTATACAGGTATTGACCTCAGTGATGAAAGTATTAAACTGTGTAAAAAACGGTTTGAAGTTTATAATTTACAGGCCAACATATTTTCTGCTGATGCAGAGCATTTAGATAGACATTTGAATCCGCAAACATTTGATTTGATTTATAGCTTTGGAGTTATTCATCATAGTGCAGATCCTAGTAAAATTGTTAAACAACTTAAAAATTACATGACGGATACCAGTGAATTAAGGATTATGCTCTACGCAAAGAATAGTTGGAAAAATATCATGATAGAGGCCGGCTTAGATCAACCAGAAGCACAAAGTGGTTGTCCGAGAGCTCTAACCTATACGCACAATGATGTAAAGGATCTTTTATGTGATTTCAGTCAAATCGATATAGAACAAACTTTTATTTTTCCATGGCAAATTGATCACTACATTAAATATGAATATGTTCGTCAACCATGGTTTGAATCTATGTCATCAGAAATGTTTCAAGCCTTAGAAAAAAATCTTGGTTGGCATTTACTTGTAAAGGCTCGTTTATAATGCCAGATATTTATACATACCCTGACTATAATTTTGATAGAAACCGTCCCAGATTACTGGTAAAACACTGTGATTGGAACAATGAGTTAATTGAAAAAATTGTTAATTCTTTGGGTGAAAAACAATATGATATCTATTTACACAATGACAATATAAAAGATATTCAATGGGCAGAAGGTGTAAGAGCCAATAGTAAACTAGTAGTAGATTGGAGATATTTTAAGGATAGAGACCCTGTAGAGTGGTTAAAGGAGATTGATAATGAATTCTGATGCAGTAAGATTAACAGGTACAAAAGTATATGTCAATGATGATAATATTGAAAAAGCTTTAAGAAAATTTAAAAAGAAAGTCAATGATAGTGGTATTCTTCAAGCATTACGAGAAAAAGAATACTATGAAAAGCCCACAGTGGCACGTAAAAAAAACGCTGCCACAGCACGAAATCGTTGGTTAAAAAAACTTGCTGCAGAAGCACTACCAAAAAAAATGTATTAACAGTTTATGAAAATTGTTGTGCTTGCTAGTCCGAGAACAGGCTCTACTGCATTGTCCGATTTTTTTGGTAAAATTTATAAATGTGAAAACTTTCAAGAATTTTTTCACGCAAAATCTCAAGACAATTTTATTAATTTTCCTATAACAGGAAAAAAAAGTTGGGTAGTCAAATTTATGCCTGATCAAATTGTAGAACCATATTTTTCAATGATCCTAGCCAATAGCGATAAAATTTATGGCATTACTAGAAAGGATCAGGTTGCGCAGATAGCTAGTTTTTTTATTGCTGTTAAAAGTAATAAATTTCATTTTAAAAGAAAACAACCAAAATTTTTTAATACTATTGAATTTAATCCCTATGAACTAGAACAATGTATTGATTTTATATTAAACCAAAATCAAAAATATAATCAATTGTTAAAACCTTTATGTTCAGTAGAATATATATACGAACATTCTAAAAACTTTTTAAATATTTCGGAACTTAGAGAAAGTGACAGACCTTCTAATTATCAGGATATTATAGATTCGATAAAAAAATATCTTGATTCGCAATCCGTTATATTATAAAATATCTGTATACTTTTAAAGTATAAATAAAAGTGTAGATGCTCACAAAGAGGTCTACAGTCATTCTTGCTTAATAAAAGGAGATAAAAAAATGACAAACTTTGCATTACGCACCATTGATCTTCCCAGTTTACATCGTCATGCTATTGGTTTTGATCGTTTATTCGATGAACTTAACCGCACTTTTGCCAATAGTAAAAATGACGGAAATTATCCACCCTATAATATTGTTAGCTTATCAAACGACAGTTTTGTCATTGAAGTAGCAGTTGCAGGGTTTGGTGATTCAGAACTGGATATTGAACTTAAAGACAATGTATTGACAGTCAAAGGTGAGCGTACTAAGACTGATGTACAAAGTCCTGAGTACTTACACAAAGGCATTAGTGATCGTAATTTTACACGGTCTTTTACTCTAGCAGATAATGTAGAGGTAAAAGCCGCCACTGTACGTAACGGTATTTTAGCCGTTGCATTAGAACGTATTGTTCCCGAAGAACAGCGACCTAAGAAAATTGCTATTGCTTTCCAGAAATAATAATTAACTGGCTTGGGGGGAGTAATTCCCCCAAGATTACAATGACAGATACAGATGTTCATATAG